CTTTGAGGGAGCTAGATCAGGGCTGTCAATGTCGGGAATAGAAACAGCTAAAGAATTATGGAAAGAGATCTATTCCGATCTAAAAACGATGATCGGTTACAAGCCTTGGCACAAAGTGCCACAGTATCCCGACACTTGCGAGCCGATCTAATCTGATAAGAGCTGCCCCCGTCGCTGCCTGCGGCGGGGGTTTTCTTTTGCCCTTTTGCTGCTGCGCCCTGCTTGCCTCGCTGTCGGTAGCTGCCCTGCGTTGCTGCCTTAGCTGCTGCTCTAATCCTGCCGCTTACATAGTAAGCCGCTCCACTTTCCGCCATTACTCCCCACCTTGCCCCCGATCCGTACCGCCTGCCCTGCACCGCCTGCCGCCGTCAGCCGAAAGGCTGACCCCCCTATGCTAAATCTGAGCCGCAGAGGGTATATATACCCCCGTAAAAAATATTTGCTAAAGTGAACCGTGTGAGATCCGGTACCATATGCCGTCTGAGCAGGGGTTATACCAGTGTGTCTAAGATCACAGGACCCAAAGCGGGAAATGCGTTAAATTTCCTGCCTTATATACAGTAGGGGAGCAAAGCGGGGAAGACCTTTGCGACCCGTTGCGGTTGCCTCTTACGAGGCCCCTAGGCCGAGTACTGACTTACCCCTCAGTTCGCTGTGGCTCCTTCGGGCGCTAAGCCCGACACTGGCGGTGCCTTTTAGTCGGGATAGTTCTATCTAAATATTAGATCCGCTAAATTCCTCAGCCTGATATAATTATTCCGGCCCGTCTAACTAAGGAATCTATTATGGCAACACCAAAGCCTAAACCAACACCAAGCGTTAAAGCTAAGACCGCAGCAAAACCAAATGCGGCCTCCGTAAAAAAATCAGGCATTGATAAACTTACCAGCATTGGTAGAACCACCAAAGAGTCCGATATTAGTTTTGCCCTAAGACACGGCAAAATAACCAAACAAGAAGCAGCCGCTATTGATCCCAAGAATTTTAAGATTTTGTTAAAACCTCAAGTTGTACGCAGCATAGAAATAGATCTAAAGCCATCTCGTGGTGGTATGCGTGGCGGTGGCAGCATCGGTGGTAGCGGCGGTCTAAGTAGACCAAATAAATAAACTAGGAGTCTAATGGCTGACAACTCGGCTGACATAGCAAAGAGAATCATCCTAGGCGCTGTCGCAGAAGGTATGACCGTTGAGGCAGCTACTGCCTCCGCCGGTAAGTCCATTAAGACTTACGAGTATTACCGCCGCACCGATAAGATATTTGCAGACAAGGTAGATCGAACCCGCCTTGGTCTAAAGGACAAGCAGTTCCAGGGTGGCGACGTTCACGATATTGACTTCGTGACCTTCCGCGAGAAGTTCCTACACTCTAAGACTTTTCCACATCAGGTAAACCTGATAGATGTAATCGAAGGTCGTGAACCTTCGTGGCTGCACCCCAGTATGAAATTTGAGCCGGGCCTTGCCGCCAACCGCGTACTTATAAATATTCCGCCAAACCACGCAAAGTCAATTACGGTCACCGTAGACTACGTAACCTGGCAGGTAGCCCGTAATCCGAACTTCCGTGTTCTGATTGTTTCCCAGACGCAGCAACTAGCTGCCGACTTTCTCTACGCCATCAAGCAAAGACTCACACATCCAATGTATGCAGATCTGCAAAGCGCTTATGCTGCTGGCGTAGGGTTTAACTCTAAGTCTGCCTCTTGGCAGGCAACCCGCGTTACCTTTGGTGATGAACTCCGTGAGTCATCTGAAAAGGATCCAAACATCGAGGCTGTCGGTATCGGCGGTCAGATCTACGGTAAGCGTGCAGATATGATTATTGTAGATGACGCTGTTACCTTAAAGAACGCCAATGAGTTTGAGAAGCAGATCCGCTGGTTAACCCAGGATGTAAGATCCCGTCTTAACCCTACGGGTAAGTTAATCATTATTGGAACCCGCGTTGCCTCCGTTGATCTATACCGCGAACTGCGATCAGAAGATCGCTACCCTGGCGGTCAGGTTCCTTGGAAGTATCTAGCAATGCCGGCCCTGCTTGAAGCAGATGAAGACCCTGACAAGTGGGTTACGCTCTGGCCTGCCTCAGATGCTCCATTTGATGGACAAGCAGAATCCGACAAGAACGATGACGGCCTATATCCTCGCTGGTCTGGACGTAACCTTTATAACGAACGCCAAGCGATGGATGCAAGCACCTGGGCTTTGGTATATCAGCAACAAGATGTTTCCGAAAACGCCGCCTTTGACCCCGTATGTGTAAAGGGTTCTATTGACGGTATGCGTAAGGCAGGCAACCTAGTTGCAGGCTGGCCCGGACATCCTAAAGACTTAAACGGATTTACTTATATCTGTGGACTAGATCCCGCAATGATCGGTGATACTGCAGCTATCTGCTACGCCGTTGACCGATCAACTAGCAAGAGGTACATAGTAGATGCTATTAAAATTAGCCGTCCGTCTCCAGCCGATATCCGTAATCTTATTTTTGATTGGACAGCAACCTACTCTCCCTCAGAGTGGATCGTCGAAAAGAACGCCTTCCAATCCTTCTTAACACAAGACGAAGGTATCCGTATGCACTTAGCATCTCGCGGAGTGCAGTTCAAGGAACACCATACCGGTTCTAACAAATGGGATGCCGGCTTCGGTGTGGCATCTATGTCTACCCTTTTCGGTACTAAGCAGTTTGATGGTAAGCACCATAGAGATAACTTAATACATCTGCCATCAGATCAGACTGAGAATATCAAGGCTTTGATTGAGCAGTTAATTACCTGGACTCCAACGACTAAGGGTAAGACCGATATGGTTATGGCTCTTTGGTTCTGTGAGATCAGAGCACGTGAGATGCTCAACTTCGGACAGTATGCCACCCACCATATGAAAAACCCATTCCTATCTCGGCACGAGCTAGGAAAGCGAACAGTCATCAACTTAGAAGAAGCGTTCGCAGATCAAAATAAAATGAGAATCATTTAGGAGATAGCAATGGCTACACCAAAGAAACCAACGCCTAAAGCAACTGCTAAACCAACCGCTAAGGCAAAACCTTCTAAATCACCAATGCCTAAGAAGTTAACAGGCGAAGCTGCAGCAAGACAGTATCAAAAAGAAATTTCTCCAAAGGGAATGGCTTCTGCATCTGCTGCACAATCTAAAGCACTTGACAAGAAGTACCCAGGATTATACAAAAAGTCTAAGTAAGGACCCCACATTGTTATCAGTCAAAGAAGTTGACGCGAAACTATCGCGGCTACGTACGCGCTCATCAGCGCGTGACCAACGTATGCGCGATGTGCTTTCGGTACGTCAAGGAGATATCTCTAAGGTATTTCCATCTATGTTCTCAGAGGATTATCCAAAGCCTCTAGTCGCCAACTTCATTGACGTCGCAGCACGTGATCTAGCAGAAGCAATGGCACCACTGCCATCCTTTAACTGCTCAGCAACTAATATGGTTTCAGACACTGCACGTAAAGCTGCAGATACTCGTACCCGTATCGTTAACTTTTATGTAACTAACTCTGACTTGCAACTCCAGATGTACACCGCAGCCGACTGGTATAACACCTACGGTCTAGGTGTAGGTATGGTTGAGATGGATTACGATGACAACAATCCTCGTATCCGTATGCTTAACCCATTTGGTACATACCCAGAGCTAGATCGTTATGGTCGAGTATTATCTATCACACAGGTTATTGTTACCGATGCTGAGACTCTAGCATCACAGTACCCAGAGTTCTACGATCAGATCCTAGGTCGCAATCAATACCAGTTGTCTTCACCGTATATCTCTATGGTTAAGTACCACGATAAGGATCAGGATCTACTTTACTTACCAGAGCGTAAGAACCTAGTTCTATCTCAAACACCTAACGTATTAGGTAAAGCAATGGCATCTGTCATTATGCGTTCATCCCTTGACGGAGAAGCACGCGGTCAGTTTGATGATGTGTTATCTGTGCAACTCGCTCGTGCTCGCTTTGCTATCTTGCAGATCCAAGCCGCTGAGAAGTCAATCCAAGCACCTATTGCTATTCCACAAGATGTACAAGAATTGGCACTCGGACCAGATGCGATTATGCGTTCTGCCAATCCGCAAGGCATCCGTCGTGTACCACTAGAACTACCGCCTGGAGTCTTTACAGAGTCCGGTGTTCTAGAGCGTGAACTACGTATGGGTGCTCGCTACCCAGAGTCTCGTTCAGGAAACATTGACGCATCTGTGGTCACAGGTCGTGGTGTACAAGCACTGCAGGCTGGATTTGATACACAGATCAAAGCAGCACAAGCACAATTTGCTCGTATGTTCCAAGAACTTGCTGCAATCTGCTTTGAAGCAGACGAGAAGATCTTTGGCGGAATCCCTAAGACTATTAAGGGAAGCGACGATGGAACACCTTATGTACTCAAGTACACCCCATCTCGTGATATCAAGGGTGAATATGGCGTAGATGTCCGTTACGGAATTATGTCCGGTATGGATCCTAACCGCGCCATCATTGCTTTGCTACAAA